CAGTGTTATCTGAATATATCGTGTACTATTAGCGCCAGGATACATATTAAGAAGAACGTTATCATTACCTAAATCCTGCACAGTAAAGTTAGTACTATACGCCACAGGTGTCTGGTTAAGCACCGTCTGATAATACGTGTTATCAGCCAGCGGCATCTCGTCTAGGACAAACGGAATACCGAATGTGGTGATGTCAAACACCAATGCAACTTCCCTGTTGAATTTGGGATTATGAATGCGCACAACTTGGCATCCAGAATTGGGAAACGCTCCCGCAGGAAGGAAATAGCCGCCTGTGTCGATAATCTGTTGTGTGACGTTGCCTGTGATGTATTGCATGACATAGGTCTGCCATCGGCTAGACCATTGATGTTCTTGCTCACACTCTTCCTTTATGTGATTAATGAAGTTACAGACTTGCAGCTGATATGAGTCAGTGATAGCCTGACCTACAGCCGGAACATTAGCTGCGCTCACCGGCTCACCAATATTGGTAAGCGTACGTACAAGCATTTGTCTAAGAGTTAGCGTAGCCATTAATTATTCCAAACTGCAATCCAACCATTCGTACCATCTACTTTGCATGGAATCCATGTAAGAATCGTACCGAGTGTTCCTGGTTTATTCGCTGTGAGTGCCGGTGCCTGTGTCCCTGTATTTACCGCGGGGGTCACTGTGACGCCATGCGTGCCATTGCTCATGTAGTAACCACCAGCGGCTAGTAATGAACAGACTGTTGCACCCGATGATAGATAGCTTAGATTGGTTCCATCAAATTCGAGTTTATTAAGTAAGTTAGTAGGACCGTCAAATATGATTGATTGTCCGGTAGCTAACTGATAGGCTGCTGAGTTCATCGTCCCATGCGATGTATCAAAGCCTACATTGGCAATCATCCCCGGAGCAAAAGCAAAACCAAATCCTACATTATTACCAGAGACTCCATTATTCTGTATACGGTAGCCCCAGTTTGCCTGTGCAAACGCACCACCTGTATTATACTGTCGTATAACTAGATCACAGCCGACACGGTTACCTGCTCCAGATGAATCCGTGCCATTGCAATCTACATCAATCTCTATACCAACCAATCCTACTGTCGGATTAGCCGCGCCGCTATAATCGCGAACTTCAAACACCGCGGCCCATGTAGGACCGACGCTATTTGTTAGTCTGTTTCCTTGCGCGTATAATGCGACATTCTCTGATCCAGTAGTCGCTAATGAACTGTTGTTCATTATGAACAAACCGGACCACTCGTCGTTAGCATCATTAGCGCCAGCGTTAGTTACGACTTCGAGCGCCGGTGTAACAAACCCTAATATGCCGCCTGTATAGGTCGTCGTACGTTCAATGAACACATTGGCGACGCTGTTTGGTACCGTGACAGTTGTATTCGTCGTAATCGACGCGACTGTCGTCGTCGGCGGCGCTAGCACATTAAGAGGGCCGCTCGTCGTATCAAACAAAACTTCCCAGAATCCAGCTGTTATACATTCGAGTTGAACCAATTGTCCAACAGTGTTTAATGTCAATGACGCAGAAACAGCTAATCCGCGTATCGTATCGCCTACTTTTGGCGTGATAATTATATTGTGTGCGGCTGCTACTAGAAATTGAAAAGTCAGCCCGCTTGTAACTACGGAAAGACCTACTGACGCCTTTGGCAGCGTGAGTGTAACCGCAGTTGTAGCATTCGTATTAACAAATGCCTTGCCAGAATCCGTCCCCGTAAGCGTTTGATTTTGCGTCACCGGTTTCGGTGTAATGAACGCCTGCTTAAGCAGTGGGTGTACGAATGCTGCCATAAATTAGGTGTGGGGCATTGCTGCCCCACGAATCCACTAGGGATTAAGCATCGAGCAGGTTATTGGTTACAATCGGGACAGCGGAGCCGCCACGAAGCATACCAGTACCGTAGATCATATCAGCAGTAAACAGGTCCGCGAGGAACTCCTGTTTGTACTGTTGCTGCGTACGAATACCCATCTGTTCGACAAGAACAGCAGCATCGCGCTGGATCAACCATGCGATTGAACCACCAATGGTGCCATTGTTATTGAAGATGTTCGGAAGGTTATTCGACACGTAGACTTCTACGGCGTACACATTCCCAACGAGACCGTTGCGAATGCTATTGCCAGGCCCAGCTTCACCAGTGAACGCTTGCTGCGTGAAACGCGCAACGCCCAAAAGCAAAGCTTTGGCAACCGGAGGCAGAATCAGATACCGCGCCGCCATCGGCGCATCGACCTGATCCAACTTCAGAATGGAACGGCGAATACCAAGATCGGTAATATCCGTAGCATTACCTGCGCCGGCATTGGACGCCGGATTGTAGACGGTCTGGCCGTCACCAACAAACAGCGAAGCCGTGCTGGCGGCAAGAACGTTGCCTGTAGCAGGATCTTCGATGAACGTACCGGCAGGACCAGCCACGGTCGTGCCGCTTCCTAGCTGGAAGAAGATATCGCGATCAACACGCTTTGCAATGGCATAGCCGCTATCGTCGGTGTAGAACCGGCGCAGCGAAGCCAACGCTTGCACGTCAACGATATCCTCGATCAGACGAGAATATTCTTTGTGCTTGTTGATAGTGATGGTGATACCACCAACACCGCTTTGATCAACAAACGGTTGCAGTGTCACAACCGATTGCGCGACCTTGTTCACAGCCGTGCCCCTGGCGGGCGTCGGAATGTGAATAGTATCGCCTTTCTTGCCTCTGTGATTCAGCTTACGAATGAGGTTGGCAAGAACCAAATTCGATTTGTATACTGCGACAACTTCGTCCGACCACAAGGCCGGAACGAAATTAGCGGCATGGACGTCATTAGGACTACCAGGACCACCAGTTAGACTTGTCGCAATGTCATTGCTGAGAACTACTGCTGTAGCCATATTTCTTGTTCTCTAGTGTCTAAACGTTATTGTTTTCTTAATCGACTACCCGCCCTTCGACATACGCCTTGATAATTTCATTTTGAAAAGCCTGATCCTCGTACTTGTCAGGATCGCGCTGTCTAAGCGCAATCAGATCACTCCGACGAAAGACCTTTTTACCCTGCTGCCGCCCCGTACCGGACTCATTCGACGTATTGCTGCTTTCCAGCGTTACGGTTCTAGCGAGTGCCTGCGCACGATTCTGCGTATTGGTCACTGGATCTTCTTCCTGTGTCTGTACGTGTTCCCATTCTTTCAACAACAAATCCGCATCCTGCATGTTCCCGTTAGCAGCGCTCTGCGCAAGCCGTGCCCGCAGTGGCGTCTGGCGAACCCAGGCGGCGAATGCAGGATCTTGCGTAGTAGTTTCAGCTTTAGGGTGCTGAAGCGTAAATGAAGTTGTCTGAAGTTGCTGTTCAAGCTGATTTAAGCGCTCTCTCAGGGCGCTAACTTCTGGGTTAGCACGAGCCGTGAGATACCGATCAAGAGCTTCGGTGGGGTTAACCATGAGGTCAGTGGGTAGAATCTTTGCAGGTTCTACAATACCATTGCCCGCACGAAGATCGTTTTCTCTCTTCCCTAGAATTAGTTGGGTAACCGAATTACGTGCCTCACCCAATTGTGAGGCCAGTCTGCCGCTGTGACTTTCCAGATTACGATACATCTCAACAATTTCTGCCGCAGATTTACCCACGAAACGTGGATCGTCCGGCGATTGTCGAGTCTGCGTAGTAGTCTGCGTAGTCCGAGTATTTTGTGACGCCGTGGCGGATTCCGTAATCGCCGCGGTAATATCAGCGACAGCGCGATTTGCGTCGCCACCGTCTAGGGGAACATCAACGAGTCTAACCATATTGGTAACATCCTTAGCGTCGCGTTGCCGCGCTTAGCCAATTGAGCGAGAAAGATCGGATTAGTCGCATCCAGCAGGTTTGCCATAATCACCATGGTCCCTGAATGACTTCTCTTCGATTGCCTTTCTCTGTCTATGAACCCTGTCAAAATGCTTAATACTCGTTTCGGTTGCACCAACTGTGCATGCCATACGAGTCTTATCAATCCGTACAGGGGTTATTTCCCGCCTTGCGTTCGCTCCGCATTTAGGACACTTGCTCCAGTAATCTCCTGGTTTGGTAAGTTCCTCAAATGAATTGCCGCAGGCGAGACAGCCAAACTGAAATAGAATGAGTTTACTCATTGTCTACATTAGCTTGATCTGATTCTTCATCAATCTTGGCGGCTTCTGCTTCTTCTGCGATAGCCGCAAATTCTCTTTCAGTGAAATCCTCGATATTTGCGAAGTTCTGGTAAGCCTGCCCTGCACCAATAGCGTGCACATGCGCTTCCCAGGTAGTCGCGTTAAGCACGCGATTCTTGCAATCCTCTACTTGGGCCTTCGCCCATTCAACTAGATACTTGAAACTTGGATGATCAAATAGTTTCTCCAGCGCAAGATACTTGATCTTGGCGTCGTTGGGAAGCAAATTGATCTGATTTAAATCTAGCATTACCCTCTCCTATCGTGCTATTTAGCGCCACTCTTAGGCGGGTGCTTTGCCTTGTGTTCAGCTGCTTTCGCAGAAATCATACGTGCTTGCGCAGTGAGCCATTCAATCGGCAATCTAGCAGCAGCTATATGATTCTGCTCGGCAAATTGCTGTTGCTCCTGCTGATCCTGCTGTATACGACTCCAATCCTGATTGAGCCGCGCCTCGTTGATAGCTGCCTCATGTCCGCGCATACCGGCCTGCGCTAGTATGTTCTTAATCTCAGCAGCAGTCTTTTGGTTATTCAGATGGAAACCTTCAAGCTGTGCCTGTAGCCCAGCTACCTGAACTTGCATAGCCAACTGCTGCAATTGCTGCTGTTGCTGAACTGCCTTCGGATCTGGCGGCTTAAGTGCAGTCTGTATCGCTGTCAGCAATTCAGCCTTGTTGCTGAGTGCTGTATGTTCGATTACGCCCTTGGCCAGAAGCAATTGAACCTGATGATACTCTTGCGGCATCATACCCATCAACTGCGTCATTTGACCAGCTTCTACTTCCCTAGCAACAATGCCCAGAGTTGGCTTAAGCTTAATGTCGAAATCCTGCGGATATCTAATAGGGTCAAACTGCATGTAGCGCCAGATGACCTTCTGTAGGAGAGGACCAATGAAGTTTCGACTAATATTCGCAATTGAGCGTTTAGATCGCTTAACAAAAGCCCCCATGAGCATACTGTTAGACGACATGCTATTAGCACCGCTCTGTGACTGATTCTTAATAGCTGAAGCAACATCGAGCGCTCCTGTGCCCATCTGAACCATGCGCTCCATTTCTGAAGCTTGCTCAAAGGTCATCGTATTAAAATTCAAAGCGGGGAAGGGACGCAATACCTCGTCTGGGTTGCCTTGTGTAGTCCACACTTTACCAGGCTTGATTTCTAATTTGAAACCCCGCGGGATACGTCCACTATCCACACCTAACATGGGTGCAGATATATATCCCAATGCGTCCATTCTGGATCTAACTTCTGCGTCTAGTGCCTTCTGCGGATTGTAGCC